AACAGAGACGTACAAGGTACTGCTTTACAGTCTGGTAATGGCATCATTGAAATTGCTGGTATCACTATTTACAAGTCAATGAACATTCCGTTCTTTGGTAAGTTTGGTACTAAAACAGACATGAATCCAAGAGCTTCTAACGACAACGAAGGCAACTTTGTTGGTGCAGCTATGGGTGATCAGGATTCTAAACTAACACCTTCTAACTCAAACACACAGAAGACAATTAACAACTATGGTACAGCTGCGAAGTTTGCTAATAGCTGTGGATTAATCTTCCAGAAAGAGGCTGCTGGTGTAGTCGAGGCAATTGGTCCTCAAGTACAGGTAACATCTGGAGACATTTCAGTTGTATACCAAGGTGACGTAATTCTAGGTAGACTTGCAATGGGAGCTGATTCACTGAATCCAGCTGCTGCTGTTGAGCTTATCGCTGGAGCTGCGGTATCTAACTCTACAACAACGTTCGAGTAATTTTATTTTTTATACGGGGGCTTCGGCTCCCTTTTTTCTTATGGCTACCACAACTATTGAAACCGATACCGAACTATCCGCAGTTAACTCAATACTGGGAGCTATCGGACAAGCACCTATAACTCAATTAAAAGATCCATCTACTGGTGTAATATCAAACAACAATCCAGAAATACAATTTATATATAACTTATTACGTGATGCAAATGTAGACGTACAGTCAGAAGGCTGGCACTTTAACAGAGAACGTCATGTACCATTTAGTAAAGATGCTAATAATAAAATAGCTATATCAGCTGACATAGTTAAAATAGATTTACCAGACAACTGGAGTAACAGAACTCGTAACTTTGTAAGACGTGGTGGTTTTCTGTATGATAAAATTAAACACACTGATGTCCTTACTGACATACCTTCAACTATCGAACTAGATGTTATTAAAGTATATAATTTTGACGACTTACCTCCTGTATTTAAAAGACATATAACTTACAGAGCCTCAAGAATGGCAGCAGTGCAACTTGTAGCTAACCCACAGCTAGTACAGCTACTAGGGTCTCAAGAAGCAATTAGTCGTGCAAGTCTTATGGAGTACGAGTGTAACCAAGGCAATCACAGTATGTTTGGCCTTGAAGATGAGACTATATATCCAGCATATCAACCATGGAGAAACCTTAGAAGATAATGGCAGGCATTACACAAACTATCCCTAGCTTTATTTCGGGGATTTCAGAACAACCCGATCACTTAAAATTTCAAGGACAAGTTAGAGATATTGTTAATGCAATACCTGATGTAACACTTGGACTATATAAAAGACCGGGAAGTAAACGCATAGGAACTGCTCCTCTGACTAATGTGCAGAGTGGTGGTTCTTGGTTTCATTATTATCGTGATGAAACAGAAGGATCATACGTAGGTCAAGTAGCAGCTGATGGTCAAGTCAGGGTGTGGCGTTGTAGCGATGGTACACAGATGACTACAGCCTATGGTACAGGTGGACAGACTGCTATACAAAACTATCTTGCAACAAGTGAACCAGAAAATTTACAGTTCCTTACTATCAACGACACTACCTTTGTTAGCAGTCGTGATAGCTCTAATGCTAATACTTTAATAGGTACTACAGGAACTACTGACGATAGACCAGAAGCTCATTGTGCTATGGTCGAACTACTACGAACAGAAAATGGACGTCAATACGGTATTAATATATACGATAGCTCTGCTACTTCTAGCCTTACTACTGTAAAGCGAGCTACTAAAATTAAGATTACAGGTAACAGTTATGACGAGGGAGATGGGTCAGGTCACTGCCCCGGTATTGGTACAGAAGTATATGCTGTTACAGCTGCTGGAAGTTATGGTGCAACAACTAATGTAGCACATGTAAAAAACAGCAGTGGTACAACTCTTACATCAGGTAAAAGTAATTTAACATTTCGCCTTACAGCTCTTGGTCAGCAAGGTGTTAGCCCAAACTACAACGCTAATGCTAGTGGACCGGGCGGTGGTAACTACAGATGTAGCTATAGCTTAGAAGTTGTATTATTACATGGCGGAGAAGGATGGGACGTTGGTGACGTTATACGTGTAGAACCAGAGCATGCTTCAGAAGCTAACAGTTCTGATGGTCAAGCATATATAGAAGTTAGTGTAACAGAAATAGAAACTACAACTGTTAAAGCTACATTATCTAGTGCAGGCGATGGGCTTATACGTCCAGCTCCTACACCATTTGATGCTGATACAGCCGTTACAGCTGATACTATATTAGCTGGTATAACAGCACAGTTACCAGCTGGTGTAAGTGCTAAAGTTATAGGACCGGGTATATACTTGTCTAGTGCTAACCCTTTTAACGTAGAGATAGCAGAAGAAGACCTCATGAGAGTCTTTCAAAAAAGTGTTAACGAGGTCACTTTACTACCTAATATGTGCAGGCATGGATACATAGTTAAAGTAGCCAATGCTAGAATGTCTGATGAAGATGATTACTACCTACGATTTGATGGAGAAAATCAATTAGATGGTACAGGTTCGTGGACAGAATGTGCAAAACCGGGAATTGCTAAAAGTATAACCAACATGCCACTGGTTATACAACGTACAGCTACAACAACATTTACTGTTAAACAGTTTACATATCAAGATAGACGAGTAGGTGATGATAATACTAACCCACAACCTACATTTGTAGGTAAACGTATCAATAAAGTATTGTTTTTCCGTAACAGATTAGCTGTATTAGCAGGCGAAAACGTTATATTATCTAGACCGGGTACGTTAGGAACCCCTGACTTTTACATAGAATCAGCTCTTACAGTGTCAGCTAGTGACCCTATTGACATATCTGCCGCATCTATGTTCCCGTCTGATATATTTGATGGTATAGAAATCAATGCTGGACTGCTTGTATTCAGTACAAACCAACAGTTCTTACTGTCTACAGATGATACTGTACTAAATCCAGATACAGCTAAATTAAGAAGTGTATCTACTTTTAATTATAACAAAAATATATCCCCTATATCTCTAGGAACGACTATATCTTACCTCGATAACTCTGGCAAGTTTAGTCGAGTAAACGAAATGGCTAACACATCTAGAGAAGGAGAGCCTGACGTTGTTGAAATCAGCAAGCTAGTACCTACATTACTTCCTAAAAACTTAGATTTATTTACTAATTCAAGAGAAAACTCTATTATTTTAATAGGTAAAACTAACTCTGAAACAGTATTTGGGTATAAGTATTTAGCTGTAGGTGACAAAAAACAGCAACAAGCATGGTTTAAATGGAAACTTAATAACCCATTGCTATACCATTTTATTATAAATGATGAGTATTTCTTTGTAGATACAGATAACTTTTTACAAAGTATAAAACTTATAGAGTCAGACAGCGATCCAAGCTTTACACAAGATGATATAAATTATCAGATACATCTAGATAACCATACTACTATTAGTGGTGGTAGCTATAGCTCTTCTACAAACTTAACTACATTTAGTAGTGTTAGTTGGATGCCTAATGTTACAACACCTAATTATTCTTTAGCTTTAATTGATATAGACTCAAGTGCAACTAGAATAGGTAGGTATGCTGTACCAACAACTACTAGCACCACTAGCTTTACAGTCCCCGGAGACTGGTCTGGTGTAACTCTTACTATAGGTTATCTATATGAATACCTTGTAAAGTTTCCAAGAATTTATCCTAAAAAAATGCAAGGAGAAAAGTCATTTGCTGACGTTAACTCCTCACTTATTATTCATAGGCTTAAACTTCACTTCGGTAAGATAGGTCTTTACGAAACAACACTAACTCGTGTAGGAAAAACTGACTACACAGAGGTATACGAATCATCATTACTCGATGAGTATGAAGTATCAGATGCTCCATATTTAGAAGAGGTGATTAAAACTATACCTGTCTACGAAAAAAATAAAAACGTAGAAATTACACTTAAATCAAGTCACCCAGCTCCAGCTACCCTAAGAGCTATGGCATGGGAGGGAGACTACTCACCATTATTTTACAGACGTGCCTAATTACATTCACCCAATAACAATCGAGGCTGCCTTAGAGGTGGCCTCAAACCTACGTTCAGACGACCTCAGAGAGGTGGTAGAAGGTCACGGGCTAGATCCTATGATCTTACTACCTATGGCTGCTGAGGAAGGCTCTGCTGTGTATTTCACAGTACCAGACGGCAAGACTGCCGGACTAGCTGGAGTAGGAGAAGGCGGAGTAATCTGGATGTTATGTACACCAGACGTACAACGCTACCCAATCACATTTGCGAGAGAAGCCAAACGGTATGTCGATAGCCGTGAAGAGCCCCTCTTGTGGAACATAGTAGACTGTAGAAATACAGTACATTTAAAACTGTTAAAGTTTTTAGGTTTCAAGTTTTTGCGTAAGCTTAGACATGGACCATACAATTTAGAATTTATAGAATTTTGCCGTGTGCGTAGACGCTAATGCCGCAGCCAGAAATGCTGCGAAACAACGATGGATGGAGAAGGATGCTAGGTACAAATCCGAATCGTTAAAATTTTTTAATAGAGAAGCTCAAGCTGTTAAAAACGCAGACCTAGCTGCAACAGGATTTAGTCGTAGTATATCTGACGACTATCAAAGAGCTAGATATGCTCAAGGTCAAGCCTTTAAAGCTTTAGAGCAAGGTTATTCAAGTTACTTTGCAAGTAAAGAAACTGCTAAAGCTCTTGAAGGTGGAAGATCACGAACAGCTGGAAGAAAAAATCTCGTTAGTCTTTTACGAGCTCAAGGTAGACTTGAAGCTGGAATAGAAAACGAGTTCGGTGCAAACATGCAACGAAGATTTACAGCACAAAGAAGAAAGTACCAAACTGTACTGGCTAAGAACAGACAGACACTTGGTGTACGACCAGAGTACGGTGCTCCTGTATTGATGCC